AGACGCAATATCTTGCGCTGTAAACTGACGTTGCTCCGAATTAGTTTCCAATGGTCCAGCTGGAGGCAAGGTTGCCCTTGTACCAGTCATTTCTTTACGGGCATTCTGCATTGCAGATTGCGCCGATTCGAGAATTCTTGCTGAACGCTCCTTTAAACTTTCCAAACTTGCATCGACTTCATCTGGAGTATTTCCAGAAACTAAGTCCGCTAGCTCGGGCATGATATTGTCGCGCTCTTGTTCAAAACGATTTTGCTTATAACTTTGAAGCTCAGCATATGTGCGTTCTTGCTCCAGAAGAGCGAAGGCCCGTTCACGCTCATTGCGCTCACGCTCCAACTGCTCCTGCCACTCTTTCTCTTTAACCTTGATAAGTTCCTTGGCGTCCAAGTCTTCTTCAAGTTTAGACTTTTCGTTAGCTGCTTGAACTGCCAACTTATCGGCTTCTTCTGCTGCTTTACGAGCGGCTTTCTCTTCTTTTTCTTTCTTAAGTGCAGCAACTTCACTCTTTAGTGATTCAACTACGGGATAAAGTTTGTCTTTTTCCTGTGACCGAACTCGTGCTAAATCATCCTCAGTATAAAACTTTGGAGTAGAAGTTACATCCTCAGTAACAGTAGGTGCGTCAACACCCGACACGTTTACTACTGGAGCTGTACTTGCTTCGGCTTGAAAAGCCTCCGCCATATTTTCTGCTGTGCTCATAGCTATATCCTTTATGTCCTAGGGGTCGTTTTCCGATGTGAGAGCTCATATGACCAAACGTTGTTTTACGTATTCAATTTTTCTCTAACAGTGCAAAAATTTCAGCGTAAACGCTTACTTTTCATACTCTTCTGGAACTCGTCGCTGTGGCAACATAGTTCCATAAGCTTCAGTTACTAACTTGTTTCGCAAGTCAGCTTCTCCCATATCAGCAGCTTGTAGAGCCGCATCGATAGTAGGAGGTAGTACGGCAGGCATTTCTTCCCCGCCAGATGGGGATGAACCAGGTGCTCCACCAGCAGGTGCTTGACCTACCATTCCAGGAGCAGAGCCTGTGAGTTCCATGATTTCTTGTTCAATCTGTGTTTGAAGCAGCTTAAGTGCGCCATCAGCTGTTGCATCATCCATGAGCTCTTGACGAATTTCATTAAGCTTTTCAGCTGGGAATTCCTCACCAAGAGTACGAAGAGCGCCTTCTTTAGATTCAAGACCTAATGAAAGAAGGGATTGAATTTCATTAAGGGCAATTAACTTATCTAGAGGCAGTGGTTGTGGGAATTGAACGTAAGAACGGTATGTAAGTGGGTCTGCTGGGTTTAGGCGGTCTACTTGACCCTTCTTAAGTTTTACATCTGTATTTGGGTCCCAGATAAAAGTTTCTGGTTCTTTTATTGAAAGTGAGAGCAGGATAAGCTCATTAACGCGTTCTAATCCATGTGCGTATTGAATAATCTTTTGGTGGTAACGGTTCATCAAAGGCTGGAACTGAATTGAAAGGGCAACACCTGATGTATTAGAAATTGGTTGTGCTTGACCAAGAGCGGTCTCAGGAACACCAATCATTTCGTGCATTGACTTTTTAAGCATAGCCAAGAACTCCATAGCGCCCTTAAGACCCTGTGCTCCACCTTCAAGGTTTTCTACGCGAGCATCTTTAGGAAGACCGCCCCATACTTTATTAGCGCCCTTTTCAAGCTGTGATGCCTTAGCACCGATAATGACTGTTACTGGAGCCGCATGGTAATTAACGATGTCCGCAATGTCAGTAGCGGTTTCGTTATAAGTACGGTTAATGTTGATAATATCGTTGCAATCACTAAGACCCCAAGGAGAACCAGAGATACGAACATTAGGGATATGAATAACAGGAATTGTGCCAAGCGGATTAGGACGAGAGTCAATAAGTTCGTCATTGATATACTCCTCAATCATGTCTTCTGTCAGGATTTCAGTATAGGTAAATACCTGACGTGTTCCTTCTAGTGATGTGCCCCAGAAACGATACTTGAGCTTAAAACGAATTAAGCGCTCGCGGTCATGGGGATGAAACTCTGGAAATGCAAAAGAAGAGTTCAAGGGAAGAATACGAACTCGTCCTGGGTGTACACGTCCCGCTGGGTCTGTGTAGGCTTCTTCATAAGCAACTTTAATAAAACAGTCGCCTGATACTCCGCCTTGCTGCCCAATTTCCCACAGAACTGTAGCTTTATTGTTATCTACTTCCCATACTCTTTCAAGTAGGTCGGGAACAATAGCTTCCGTTTCTTTCGGGGAACGGAAGGAGACCCCTTTACCAAATGTGAAGTTGAGTACAAAATCTGTAAAAGCGCGAAAATAATTAAGTGCTAGTTGAGATTCGCCAACTTGACGGCGGTAAGAATAATGATGACCTAGATACATAGCCCAGTTAAGGCTATAGCGGTTTAGGCGAGGACCGTGTACTTCAAACTCTTCGTCCGCTAGTTCTACTAAACCTAGGGGTGAGATGGAGATTGTTAAATCGCTTGACGCCGCCCGATAACTTGGGGGTGAAAAGTCAATTGAACTCACTTACTTCCCTCCCAAAACTTGTGGGTAAACCATATCACTAAAGTCGACAAATCTGTAAATCCGTTTACCTTATTTTGTAACTTTTTTAGTTACTTTCTTTCTAACATTATGCTCTTTATTGCGTTGCTCTTCTTTTTTATCCATATCTTCTTGCGCATAATCACGAAAACGGGGGTCTACTTCGCGTTTGCTTTTAACAAACTGTCCGCCCATTTGCGCATATTTGGCATGAATCCAGTGAGCTTTTGCAGGAGAGTTTTTAGAAAATCTTGCCCCTGCTTGCGTAGTAACCATGTTATAAAGTTTTGGGTTTGCGGGTGTTTGGTCTGGCGATTCCTTAACTTCTTTACCTCTAATGAGGGCCATGATTACTCCTTGCTAAAGCCTTGACACCCCTGCCTCAATTAAGAAGCAGGGGTGCAGGACGTTAAACTAGTCTTGTACTACTGATGGGTTAAGACGCTGTTGGTGTGAACCGTTACGAATAACTTCTTCAAAACGATTATCACCGTGGTCAGCAAATGCACCGTTAGCAAACTCTGTAAGAGTATCTGGTGCTTCTACCCACGCTGCAGAACCTACGTGAGCACGCTCACGCATTGTTTCTTCAGCTGACTTTTCAAAAACATTTGCGTTGCGGTTTGGACGACCTGCTGCTGGAACATATCCCTGCATTGCGCCCTTTGTAAATTCCTGTGGGACGTCAGTATCAGTTGCAATACCTTCTTCAAAACGAAGTGGTCCACGTTGTCCTGGAGTTGAAGGTGACATCTTACGGTCGTAAGTAGTACCTGGACGCTCTGGAAAATTAGGTGATGGTGCGATTGTCATATATGACTCCTTGTTGAGTGGGGAAAAGGCCTTTTTCCTAATAGATAGTTTCTCGCTTTATCGGCATTAATTGTGCCTAAAGCCCAAAATTTTTATCTAAAGAACGGTGATGAACTTACTTCTACTGAAGGCATTGTTAAATCCATAGTTAGAGCGCAGGCAATAGCCAGACTATCTGCGTAATCATCATGAGCGTGGGCCTCATCAGGTGCATGAGCTAAAAAGTTAGGTCCAGTAAATTTAGTCTCTAAATCAGACATCTGTTGATAGAAGCGCTTCCAAGTACGCAATCTACGAGTTTTTGCGTGTGAAGGCCATCCAACCATACGACGGTCAATAAGAGCCTTAAGGTGTTTCCAGCGTTTAGATTGTTCTGATTGGCTACTACCTACAGAGTGGACTTCCGCTCTAGGAAGCAAAATCTTAAGGCGTTGTGCAACAGCATCTCCCACACCATTAGCGTCTACACCAACCGCTAATACATCATAGGAGCTAAGGAAAGTAACAATTTGAAAATACTGGTCTTCCCAATCATCTCCTTGAATCTCCATCCAATTTAAAATGCGGTGGTCAAAATAACCAAACTCATCTGGCCTATCCCAATCCACCCACACCACTGTAACAACAGTGGAGTCAATTTTACGTGCTGGGTCTATGCCTACAACAACAGGAGAACGATGCCATGCTTTGACTACTTCTTGAGAGGTATCTCCTAGTTCATCAAGGATATTTGAGGTAACAAACATACCTCTATCAAGAAGCCACTTACAGCAATAAGACATTTGGAATTCGTCTGAATCTTCACCAATACGCAACATTTCTTTTTTAATAAACTTTGCGTAGTTAACGTTGTATTTAGACACGTCACGATAATCCCACTCAAAGTGGTTTTGTTTTCCACGAGCTGTTTGGCGTCGTTTATTTAATTGAATACTTCTATAAAAGTTATTCTTGTGAGTGGTTGGGGTGCCAGTTTTAACCATAGTACCTGAGTAGTACGCGAGCATAGGGGAGATTGATTTAGATACTACAAAGTCATCCGCCTCTTGACACTCGTCAATAACAATAAGATGAAAAGACTTAGATTCAATTTTTGCTCGTGGGTTAGCGGTCATCATCATGAGTGAAGAGCCAGAGTTTTTAAGCTTAATTTGTCGAGTAACGCCCGCTACTTTA